GATGTCGATCAGCGCGCCGTCCTCGCTCTCGCACCACGCGTCGAACGCGCCCTTCGCGCCCGCGAGGATCCCCATGCTGAGGGGGGCCAGATCCCAGGGATGTATGACTGGGAACCACTCAAGCGCACTGATGTCCACACGTTTCTTGGCCTCCGGAGATGCACCCTTGGTCTCCAAGAGGGCACGAACGTCTGCTTCCTCTTGGTAGCGCATTTGGTTTATGAGGTTACGCAAGTACGTAATCGTAGGCGGCTGCCCCCGGTCTGGCCGCACGAAATCTGGCGGATATTGGGGAGGCATCTCAGCCATTACCAGCCGCCTCCTCCGCGGGCCTGCATCATGGTCTCTGCGAGGAACCGAGCTTGGGCCTGCGGATCAGAGTCCTGCGCCGTACCTATACGAGGGTTTATCCTCTGCTGGAGCCTCTGGACGAAGCGCTGCTGCGCCTGCTGGCGCATAGCCTCCGCTTGGAACTTCTCAAGCCTCTGTCGCTCCTGCTGCAAGATGGCTTGCTGGCGGGGATCTTGACTCCGGGGGTCCCTCAGCTCCTCATCAATGCGACGCAGGTTCCGAGGATCAAGGTCCTCTGGAGCCTGGGAAGGAAGAGAACCCAGGGCTCGACGCATCCTCTCCACTCGTGGATTAGGCATGGGAGAGCTTAGCTATCTCGCGCGGAATTGGGGCGCGTAACACGTTCGGACCATTCAGTGCCTTCCCAATCGCAATCCAGCAAGCCTCTGGAGAGAGGTCCACTTGGCACTGGGCAGTACCCTCCCAGTACACATCCTTGTCCTCGTTCCTCCAGCAGTGGTCCCAGCTGTAGTGCAGCTTATGGCAGGGATAGCACTTCGTCTTTGTGCTGAAGAGGGCGTAGACGTTCTTCCAGTCCCGCGTCAGATTCTCATGACTCGAGTGACTCAAGAACACAATCTTGGGTACATCTTCCATGCTCACGCCGGTGAGGACTCCTGTCTCAGGGCCCACTACCAGATCGCAGACCTGGGCGAAAGCGAGGGTTTGCCGGATGCTCCACTGGCCCGCCCGCCGCACGATGCGAGGCTCGTTCTTCCAGGGTTCATCCAGCAGAAGGCTCCTCGTGTCCCCCACAGTCACAATCTTGCACTCAGGGTACGCTAGGAGCATCCGGGCGAAGATCTGGTCTATATGGGGCCACACTTTGTGTACGCTGCTGCCGTTCAGAACCCACAGAAGCAAGGGCTTTGCCTTCAGCTCAATCCTCTGCTCCACGGCCCAGTTCTTCTCCTCCAACGAGGCGTAGAACTTCGTCTTGGGCTCCTCATACGGCACATCGGCTAGCTCGTGCTGGAACTCCACGTAGTTTACATTCAGGTACTTGTCTCGAGCCGCCTTCGGCCAGCCAGTCTGGATGCGTTCATTCAACGTGAGGAGGGTAGCCTCCACACTCTCGCTCAGGTTGATCCACCTGTCGTACTTCTTCTGCTCGTGGCCCCAGAATGAAGGAAGGGTCACATTTGGTACTTGGTTGTCGTCCTGCAGGATAAGCTCATCCACATGGGGATCATGCTGGATAACCTCCCAAGCTCTCGGCGTAGTGTAGAGCGTGATGTGGAAGCCCTGGGCCTTGAGGCCGGGGAACACACTGCAGGCTTGCAGAGCATCCCCCCAAGCACCATATCGCACGATGGCACAGGTCTTTGGAGGCTTGGGCTTCTGATAGCTCATCACGTGGCCTGCGCCAGGCGGGAGCTTTTTGAACACTTGGAAGAAGCTGTACTCTTGAGCCTCGTTCCTGTCCTCATTGCGGCGGCAGTCCCAGTCCGGGAACCTATCCATCGCGTCAAGGATGTCTTGGGGCAAGAAGTCATGCTTGTGGTCTTGGTTGGCCCCCGGCTGTCCGATGTTGGGGTAGAAGTCCTTGTGAGGTAGGTAAAGGCACAGGTGGCCGCCGACCTTCACGAGCCTCCACCACTCTTGAAGTGCCGCCTTGTAGTCCTCCACATGCTCCAGCAAGTGGCTACTAAAGATGAAGTCACACGCTCCATCCGAGAACATCGAGAGCTTCGTAGCGTCTGGCACCGTCAGGTCCGGATTCATCTGAATCCCGAAGAGCTGAGTGTCCTTCCGGTTGTCCACTCCCACAAAGTGTGGAAAGCCCTTGTGGGGACCACAGCCAATGTCAAGGCCAAAGCCCCTCGTGTAGGGCACCAGCTCCCACAACATCTTCCCCACTTCATTGCCAGTGGGATCTTCCTTGCGCCAGACCATTAGAGTTTGTGATACCCTTCTTTGGTTGCACTGTGCTTAGGTCTGGGCTTCCCGCCGCCAGCCCTTCGCTGCGTTTCGAGGGCGATAGCCACAGCCTGCTTGTGGGGCTTGCCAGCGGCCTCCTCTCTCTTGATGTTCTTGCCCACAGCCTTGTCTGAGGCAGACTTGATGAGGGGCATCAGTAGTCCTCCTCCATCTCTGTGGAATAGCCTGGATGCCTCTGGGCGCGAGAGCCCTCTGGATCGAAGGCGCAACGCTCTCGCTCGTCTGCGTCCTTCATGATGAGGGCCTGCCTTCGACGGGCCTTAGCCAGGGAGTCCGCAGCGGAGCTGTCTTTCAGGACCTCTACTTCCATCTCGCCTTTGAGCTTCATGCTTTCTCCTTTGAGGGGGCAGAGGGCCTCGCGGCCCCCTTCCCTCAGTGCTTACGCGGTTACGTCTGCCCCTGGAGTGATGAGATACTCCAGAGCGATGGCACCGACTTCAGTTGCATCAGTGCCCTTAGCGACATACGCCACGTCGCCCCTTGCCAAGCTGTTCGTGGCAAGAGCCCGGGTGGAGTAAATCGCCGCGGTGGTGGTGAAGAGAGCAGTCGTCGTAGTGGCGGTACCCTGGCTGATGACGTACAGGGTTTTCGCGTCCGTCGCTGCTCCGGTGCCCACCGTCACAGTGGTGAAGTGCACTGCTTTCAGCTGCAGATTCGCATGAGCCACGAACCGCTGGCTCACTGCGGCAGCACCCGCAAGCAGGGACCCACTGAAGTTGCCCGGCGTCACATAAGCCGGGTGGTCATAGCGGAAGTTTCTGACAGCCATGATCTTCTCCGGTTACGCGGCCGTGTCCCACTTGACAATGCGGGACTGGGCTGCTACGTTGTGGACAATGCCGAAACCTCCAAGGTAGTACCACGCGACACCCTTACTCCGACCATAGTCCGTCGGAATCTTGGCTCGCATCTCCTCAGGGATTGCGACCCCCTCTCCTACTGTATCCTCTCCGCTGAAGAAGATCCAGTCGTTGCCACTCGCCCAGGCAGTATTGCCCGTGAGCCCATCGGTCGTACCGTAGCCTTTGACGATGTTCGTCTGCTCAGTATACCGAATGTTCTCATAGCGTCCGATTTCTGCGTTGAAGATGAGCTGGATGCCAGCCGCCGTGTACTGGTGGATGGACTCCAAGTCGTTCTTCAGCCTACGCAGAGTCGAAGGCCAAGCGATCGCCACGTAGTCGTCTCCGGCGTACGCGGGGATGTTCCGCTCCTTCATCAGGTCCACCACGAGCTTGGCGTGCTCTTTCTGGTATGCGATGTTGTTCGTCGCAGTTGCAGTGCCATTCGTGGTGAGCGTGAGGGTGGCGGTTGACGTTCCCGCACTTGCTGGTACGACCCGCAGCAGAGCTGCGTTGAACTGCGCCCAGGCCGCACGGTCGAACACCTTGACCGCATCGTTCCTGAGAGCCTGCATCACCGGCTTCCGCACCTCGAACTTCGAGAGGGCTTCCAGCTTCCCGCTATACGGGACGCTGTTGCCGTACTCGTTGATCGTCAGCGTGGCCTGGGTGATGCTGAACTGCGTCTCTGGCATGGTGTTGGTCTCAGTCAGGGTTCCCCCTGCCGTCGCCGCATCTCCCACCACGTCCCAGGTGAAGGTTTGACCTTTCCCCTTCCCCTGTTGTGAGGCGTCCTTCACATCGCAGAATTGCCTGAAGCGAGACATCGGCTGCACAGCCTCGCGCAGCTCATCGCTCAGGTTCAGCGAGTAGAAGAACCCACCCAGAGAGTTGACCGCCCAAAGTTGGCCAGCCATGTCTAGGGTCCTCTTTTGAAGTTGGTAAGTTGGGTCTTGCCGCGAGCTGCGGCCATACCCGCTATGATCTCACTTGGAGTCTTGGCCTTCTCCGCAGCGGCAGCTTCGCTTATCCGCGTCGCCGCGGTGCGAGGAACAGGCGGGGTTTCCGCCTTTCTCTCTTGGCGGGCTGCTGCCGTCCCTGAAGGGATAGGCGAGCCGGGCGAAGAGGCTGCGGCAGAAGCTGGTCCCCCG